GTGTCAAATTTTACAGCATTGTAAAGTTTAACATGATCAGGTACTAATTGTTTTACTTTGTCAGCGTATCTTTCCTTAAAAAGACCGTTTAACGTACTTACTTCGTTTGCCATTTTATAACTCCTTAAAATTAAATAAAAAATGTTAAAATCTTACGATTTTTGTTAAAAAAAGTTCGATTCTATCCACTTTTCACTTGACAACTTCAGTCTTAATAGGTATTCTTTACTACAGAGCCTCAATCCTTTCGGGTATGAAGATGGTTCAAGAAGCCGACATAAGCCTACAATTGTAAGCTAGAGGGACTTCCTCGTTAATATAGTTGTTAAATTTTTCTACAACTACTGGATTTTTATTGAAAAAAATTCAATATTCTAATAATTTCAGTATATTACAACGTCATTTTTAATGACTACATTCCCATAAAATCTTTCAAACTAATCTTTTTAACAGGTTCTTGTTTAGATTCTTCCTGCTTTGGAGTAGATTTGATGTTATTTAGGGTTTTAACCTGTTGTTTAGCCTGTTGTACTCTTTCTTCTCTTAGATTATTAAGAATATCATCACCTAAAAGAGCTTTAAGAGCAGCATTTGACTTTAAAGAACCAGCAATAGATCTGAACTTGTTCTGTAATTCAGCTTTAACAGTTGGTAGTACATCTGCAGCAGATACATCTTCCCAACCATTCTGCATAGCCCAAAGCATATTATCAGCAACCATTGCAATAACCTCAGGATTAGCTGGAAGTTCAGGATCTCCTTCTAGAGCACTTAAAATGTCAGTTTCGATTTCTTTCTCAACTTTAGCCATTTCAGCTTGTCTAGTTCTATCTTCAGCTTCTTTTCTGAGCCTTTCGTTCTCTTCTCTCATTTGTTGAATCTCAGCAGCAATTCTTTCTTGCTCTAACTGCTCTGGACTCTTAGAGTTTTGCTCTAAATGGTTCTCAATAACTCTAGCAGCAAATTCAACAGGATCAATATTCAGCTCTTGAAGTACTGATGCTGTATCAGTTTTAAGCCTATCAATATCGTTTCTGTAAGCCTTCTCAAGCTCGGCACTACGTTGCATAGCCTGACGACCAGCTAAAGCCATCTGAAGTTCTTTTTGAAGTGTATCTTCATCACTAAGGTCAATCTTACGCTTATACTCTTTACCGTTAACTTTAAGAGTAAATTCTCTGATCATTTCCTTAACTTCTTCTTCAGTAGCACCTTCTTCGATAGCTTGCTCTACTTCAGCTTGAAGTTCTTCTTCAGTTTCAGCTTGTACACCTTCAGAACTGGCTTCTTGACTGTAGCTAGACTCTTCACTACTTGCTTCAATTTCTTGTGATTCTTCATTTGATTCTACAGATTCTTCTGCAGACGTTGATTCTTCAACAGACTCAAATGCTGTGTTTTCTTCACTCATTTGTTTCTCCTTAATCAGTTTTTATATGATTAGTTACTCCGCCTTATGGTAGGAGTTAGTTATTATTTTCGTGAATTTTTTGCGTATAACCTTCCTTACACAATCCGAATGTCCTGTCACGGCTTTCTCTAGATAAGTTAACACCAAAAGATTCTAACTTAGCTCTAGCGTTTCTTTTTAAAACATTCATATTACCGTAACTTTTACTTTTAAAACTAAATTCTTTATTTCTTTCGTTTCTAATACCATACCACATTTCTTTAATATTAAGAACTATCTTATATCTAGCTCCTGTACTTTTAGAAACATATTCATTCAAAGAAATTAAACAATCTTCCTTTACTGGATGGTTAATATATCTAATTCTATTACCGCTTCCGCTCATTACTGACCTCCAGTTAGTTTAGCCATATTTTCAGCGGGCGTTGTTGGTTGGGCTGGTAATGTACCATCACTTACTCCTGCTGGTTGAGCTGGAGAAGGTAAGTTCTGTGGTCCCATATTAGGGTCCATCATTTGAGCTGGTCCACCTTGAGGCATATTAGTACCTGCTGGTTGTTGCGGATTAGGGACTCCCGGTTGTCCAGCACCCGGTTGTTGAGGAGGTGGAGCTAACGGTTGTTCACCAACAATTGATAGTATATTAGGATCAGTTGTTTGTAGTAAATTAATGTGCTCTTGGATATGGTCTAGTACTGATTGAACTAGTTCTGGATCTCTTCTAAGAGTATAATCAGCAAGTACAGATCTGTGCTCTTTAATGTGTAATGCATGTTGATCAGAGAAAATTGCAATAACTTCTTCACCTCTAATCATAGCTTCATTTTCACCTTTAATGGTCATCATCTCATCCATCTTACCTTCAGTTAAGTAATCAAGATTACCAGTATTCATAACCATTAAATATTTTTCTGGACTATCGATAAGTCCCATCTGTAATAAGTTTTCTGCTACTTGAGCACGACCAGCAGTAGTTTGCATTAATGCGTTACCAACATCAACAACAACTCTGTTAACTGATTTAATATCGTCAGACTTAAACTCTCTCATTTCTGTTGAGTTATTTAGCCCGGAAATGGCAGCAATTCTTGGAACATTAGCAAAGTCTTTTAATAAGTTAATAAGACCTGTACCAACGCTTTCTAGTAATTGAATATAAGATTGTTGAAGTCCTGATACGAACTGTAATGCTTGTGATTGTACTAGTGCTAATGCGTTACCAGAACGTAATGATTGTTCAGGATTACCTCTAGCTACAGAGTTAACACCTGATAATGTTTCCATTGTCTTCTCAATAATCTGCATAAGCTGATAAACTTCTGGAGATGTCTTTACTAAATCTAATGGCTCAGGTTTACCTAAAGCTTGTTCATATTCAATAAAGTTCATACCTTCAGATACCTGCTCAACAGAAACACCATTACCTCTTGGGTTAAGGATGTTAATTACACCAAAAGCATTTACGTTCGTAGCTGCCGTAGAATAGAGACTGTTCAGCATATCTTGTAATGGGAGTAAGTCGAACATGTCTGTATAACCATAGGGAGTTCCCATAATTTCACTTGGAGTAATTCGATGCACTGGCAAGTCTCTATAAGGCATTACGGTATCTTCCATGATAGTGTCTGAATCGGCGTATAAAATATACCTTCCATTTGGCATAGATTCCGTTCTTTTATGAAAAAATTCATATACTGCAATATCTTCTGTTTGTTCAATTGGATTAGCTAGTACTCTTCTAGCTCTTTTTTCTTTTTTATCTTTAGTATCTTGATTAATAAGATTTTCAGCTAATTCTGGATATTTTGCGGCAAGATCAAATTTATTGATAAAAGTCCTACATAGAACCCAATCATTCTTCATGTAATCTTCTTTTGTAACATCAAAAACTACATCAAATGGTGAAAGTAAACTAAACTCTACATCCCCTTCATAGATAGGGAAAGGTTTTAATGTCTCACCTTTTTCCCCTAAAGGTTCATCATTTTCGTCATAGTCAAAGATATCATCTTCATCAACGTCAACATAATCATAAATCTTGCCTCTGGTACTATTCCACTCTAACTTTATATATCCTGAACCCAGAACAATGGCGTACTCAACGGCTTTCTTTATGATGGTTTCTAGCTTCATTTCACGCATATAGTAATCTAGAAGTCCGTTTCCAAGTTCAGCCTGTAGCAATGATTTTCTATCTGTATTGATAGCTCTACATTGAAAGCTAGGTCGTGTGCTTGTTACCATTACGTGAATATGTCTAGCTAAGTTTCTATAATGATTTACTGCTAGGTTAACTAATTCTCCTTGTTCTCCACCAGAAGATAAAAAATGACCTCTATCGTAATATTGACCATAATAAGACCTCCAAGATCTTTTAATCTTGTCAATATAATCAGTATCCATAACACCTTTAAACCAGTGTTGTGATTTACCCATTAAAGTCTCAACCGCTTTTTCAGCGTCTTCTGCTGCGAAATATCTTTCTGCCATGTTTAGTCCCTTTTTAGTACTTCTATATATAGTTGTTAAATTTTCCTAATAATGTATTATTTTTTCTTAAGATTTAGCACTTTTCTAAAGAAATCAGTAGCTTCCGATACATTTTTATGCTTGAATTTTGGCGACATAAACGTATTTTCATTAATATTAAGTCCATAACCAAACGGAAATGGGTTCTTAGATGTCTGTACATTTCTTATAAGATAATAAAGAGCTGGGATACCATCAACGTGACCTCCCCTTACAGATTTATCTGGAGTATCTGGCATCCTCTTGAAATCAGTACGTTTGTCATTCCATTGACCGTACTCTAAATGGTATATTAAATGCTTACATCTTTCATGGATCTTAACTCTGCCTTTTGCTACCCACATTCTCATCTCATTAATTGCACCTTGTTTTCCATCTTTTCTAGATGTGATAAAGTTCAAATCGTGAAGTAACTTAAGGTCTTGCTGAAGGCCCAAATTAACGTCCATAACTCTTAAATAAGCTTTGTGTTGTTCCTTGGTTTTTTCGTCGTAAAACCTTATTTTCTCTTTAGCTATGATACCTTCTACTAAATCCTCTGTAGTCATAGTAGGGCCGTTCATTACTAGTTCATCTGTTATAACTAATGTAGCATTTTTAAAATCATAATATCCAAATAAAGCCACCGTTAAATCTTTATGCCCAATATCCATACCAACATAAAAATCTCTAAAATCTGGAAGTTCTGGGGCAGTTTCATCATTAAATATAATATTATCCTTATTCATAGAAAACTCAGGACATATAGTAGTTTCTTCATCTACAAATACCTGACAGAGATACTCACGCCTAAAATCTGGATCTTCCTCGCCTCTAGGATATTCTTCAATAATCTCTTCTATAATATCAGGAGTAAAGTTAGGGTTTTGGTATATATCATAAATTCTTAACCTTCCAGAAGCTTTATAGGGATTCATAAAGTGCTGTATAAATTCATGTTGAGGATCTCTAGATGGAGTAGATGCTAATATCATCCTACCTCTAGTTGTTCTAATTGTAGGCGATAAAATAGACCTAATAGTATATAATAAATCGTTTACGAACCCTGCCTCATCAATCAAAACTAGATCAGCTCTAGTTCCCCTTAGAGATTCTGCAGACAAGTCAGACCCACCTAGATGTATTTCAGATCCGTTATGAAATCTATATATCTTATCTTGCGTACTATAATCAGGTCTAAGTTCTACTGGACAAGTTTCAGTAATCTCTCTCATAAGAGGTTGTATAATAGTCTTAGCGTCCTTTTGCTTTGGGAGTAAGAACTTTACAATAGAGTTAGGTTTACTTAAAGATTGCTCAAGAGCTAATGTAACCATAAGCCAAGTCTTACCTAACCTTCGGCTACAAACTATAACACTAGTACGAGTAGTATCGTTAAATACGCTATTCTTCATGTCCTTTTGAACATCTGTAAGTAGCCAGCTCAACTCTCCCATTTCCCATAGTTTAGCCTGAGCCTCTTCTTTAGATATTTGCTTTTTGGAATTCTTAGCCATTATTTTTACCTTCGACTATCTTAAGTAAATCAGCTTTAGATGTCTTTTTTTGCCTAACTTTAGTGTCAGTAGTATGACCTCTAATAAGCCTCAAATTCTTATGTAGAATGTCGTAATTTTGTATATCATTCTTATCAGCTACTTTATGCTTTACTGCCTCTAAAATCTGTTCAATGCCTAATAAGCATATCTCTTCTTCTGGGCTAATAACTTTCTCAATGCCAATCTCATCACTAAGATCATTAGCTACAATAACATCTCTAAGATTCTGATTCTCTTTCTTAAGTTGGTCTATTTCTTTTCTTAGAGCCTTAAGTTCCAGCTCAAGTTCAATGTTAATTAAATCATCCATTTATTACCTAAAATACGAATTTACTTTCTTCACGTTTCTTGTTAATATCATTAATAGTAAGCTTACCGTAAGACTCGTTGATCTTAAGGATTTCTTTTTGCATCTTAACAATTTCATCGTGAAAAATTCTTGTGTAGTCTGGTTGTTTTTTACTCATTAAATAATATCTATACCCGCATAATCCTGAGATTGCGAATACAATAATTGATTGAGCAATGTTTGGGGAACCGTAGTAAAAGAATGGTACAAGTACCAATAATAGCACAAATGGTAGTGCTTCGATAAATTTATTCATAACTATCCTTTTTATAAAGAAATATCAAATCAATCCAGTATGGGTATGATTCTACTTCTTGTTATTAGGTTTTGCTTGTCTGTTAATTGCTTCTCTAATTCTAGAGAATTTCTTCCTTTTTTCTGTTTTAGTTTGTTTATCAGATCCTTCTTGGATCTTCTTCAGCATAGGGCTAATAGCTTTAACATCTAGTGCTGACATATTAATCTCTCATTTTAGGTAAAATGTTTCTTTTCATCATTTCTTCAGCTAATCTTCTTCTAGCTTTTATAGCAGCTTCTCTTTTTCTATCTGGATTTCTTAGTAACATTGCTTCAGGATCTGCATTAATATCTCTCATCATAGCTTCTACTTCAGGATCTCTTTCACTAACTCCTTCTTCTAGCAATTCTTTACCTCTTGTAGCATTAGATAATTTCCTAGCTCCTAATGCTTTCTCAAGTATACTTTCTTCTTCTGTTTTTAAACCTTCCATTCTATCTTTTCTAGCTTGAGATTTAGCATAATCTCCCATAGCTTTTTCAGAAGATTTTTCCATTAGCTTTTCATCTCTAGCATCTATAGCCTCATCCATAAATCTAGAAATATCTTTAACTGGTCTTTCTAGTAATTCAGAAGGTATTGGGGATTGTTTTTTAGCAAATTCTTCAGCCGCTTCACCTAAACTAGCACCTTTAGACATATCGTCACTAGCTGCATATAAATCTGAAGCCATCATGCCAGCTCCAACTAAAGGTAACATTCTTAGACCTTTTTTTCCTGCTGATTTAATACCTTGTAATGCTTGTCTTCTCATTCTTTTTACTGTAGCTTCTGGAGTATCCAGTATAGATTTATTTCTCATTACAAACTTATCACCAACATCTGGATCTTTAATCCAAGCTTTACGATCCATTTGTCTACCAGATTCTTTAGCTTTTTCCATCAACTCTTTCCCTCTAGCAGCTCTTTCTCTAGCTACTCTTTCAGGGTCAGACTTCTCCATATCTTCAGCTACTTTTCTAGCTTTTTTCATATAGTCAACTTCAGTTTCTGGAGCTTTAGGATATGTCTTAAATTTCTTAGCAGGATCTAGTTCTCTAGCTTTTTCAACAGCTTCAGCACCTTCTTTACTAAGTGCTCTGTCGTATTCAGGTATTCCTGTACTTCCTGTCTCTCTCCTGACTTTAGCCATGTCAGCAAATCTTTTTTTCATTCTTTCTTCAGGAGATAATAAAGCATCTTTATTTAACACTTTACCTTCGTTTATATTCTCTAACAATCTAGCTTTAAGACCTCCACCAATATCTTTAACGCCTTTTTTAGCATCTTCCAATAAAGCCTTTTCCATTTCTAGTTGCTTAAGAAATTTATCTTTATCAAATTCATCCATTATTACTCCATGTAGATGCAAAGTACTGCATCCAATATATAGTTGTTAAATTTTATGATGTTATGTACAGAAAAATACGATAATTGAATAATTACAATAAGTTACAAATTTGCATAGCTTTCCACTACCCTTTATATGTAAAGAAGTTATTGAAAAACCAGTATTCTTACTTGAGTTATAGAATAAAGGCGGCAGGTAATTAGCCCCATTGTATAAGCCTTAGATAACCGCCTTGCGCACAGTGCTTCTGGAGTTCGCTTTCTGTGTAATCGTTGTAATTGGTTACTCCCCGATTCCCTAGAGCTGCCCTCAGATTTCTCCGATTCCGCCCGACTTCTTTCACGCTCGGCTATCATAGCATTAAAATAATAATATAAGATTTAATTTACGTCAAGTATTGACACATATAAATACATAAAGTATTATTAGTTATGAGAAAATGTACAAAATGTAAGAAAATTAAAGACTTAGATTCTTTTCATTTAAAAGTAGATGGTAAATTAGGCAAAAAGTCTCATTGTAAAGCTTGCGTAAAGGCATATGATAAGAAGAGATCTGTTAAAAAATCTTTGTATGACAGTAAAAGGTATATAGAAAATAAAGACTCAATAAAAAAGCAAAATAAAAATTATTATGAAAACAATAAAGAAAAATATAGAAATTATGAAGTACAAAGATCTAGACTTTTGGATAGTAAAATAAGTCGTATGTATAAAAAAGATAACGAAATGATTTATAAAAAATGTAGAGAGTTAAATATTGAAAATGAGGAATATCATGTAGATCACATAATACCTATAAAAAATGAAATAATATGCGGTTTACATGTACCTTGGAATTTGCAAATAATAAAAAAAGAAGATAACTTAAAAAAATCAAATAAACTATTGACAGAAGAAGAGTTAGAAGGTATCTTGAATCATGGGCAAGCGGAGAAATAAATATAATAAATCTGTGGAGCCTGTGGGACATGTTGTTGTTCCTCAGGTTCCTATGATTATGACCTTTGACGAAGATCACGTTAAATTCGTGGCTGAACATCTAGGTCAGGCTCTTGAAAGAGCTTACCAAGTCATAGACCTTTTTGGTGACGCTGGGTATGATTTTGACCCATTTGAAGACGAGGGTGAAGATTAAGATAGTACGAATACCAGACAGTCCGAGATTCGTATTAAAATATATAATACATTAAAAAAGGGTGACAGATATATTAGATCGCACGTATTTTAACATTAACAATCTCAGGAAGGTGACGGATAATCGTAACGACAGAGAGGTAAAAGTAACTGTTCCAAGGTGGATATTCCCAGATTATTCCCACAATCAGATATTTGAACCTGAATATGTCAGAAAACTTAACCTTTGGGAAGTTTTAGAAAGTCTTGCGTTATGTTTTGACAGTAAAAGATATTGGCTAATGCATACTGAATTTGAAAGATTTATAGCTAACCAACTAGAAGTTCAACTTTGGGAATTGAATTTTGACATGGATTTATACGAAAATCATTTTGCGGCTATAAATTTAAATGACTTATCTATGTTTCTATGTTGGGACGATGTATTATATGTATATGATGATGAAAAAATATTTGTGGCTAAAAGTGAATTAGCTAAACAAAAATTTAGAAAATTAAGAGGTGTAGACGATGAAGATTCAAGCAATTGAAGAACTTATGTTGATATGCGATATGGATTCTACGCCAGATAAAGTTGGCTGGAGAAGACGTAGAGAAGCTATGGAACAATGGGTAAACAGGTATTTACATACGGTTGAGACCCGCCAAAGTGTATTAAATCCGGGAGTCTTCGATTCAGATTTTATGGACTTTATTAAAGAATCTCTTGCAAAAAAACTTGCAGAGGACTTGACAACATCTACTAAATATGAAATAAACAACAAAGAGATAAGAGCTAAAATGGTAGTTCTTAATATTAACAAGAAGGGCAATAATGGGTAAATATCCAAACCCTCTAGTGAGGAGAGGGAGGCTAAATACTTTGATTGTTCGACTAGATGAAAGGAATAAGACTTTGGATTTTTTAAGCTTTAAAGACACAGAGAACGGAGTAGTTTACGCAGATACAAGCGGTTATGAAATACCATTGGATAGGATTACTGTAGAATCTGAAGGTAGAAATTTTATGCTTAAAACAATTAATAAGAGTGAATTAGCTAAGTTTATGTTAGATATTCTTGGAGAAACTGAGAATTTTTATATAGTTAAGGATATTTAATGAGAATACCGCCTAGAGCCAAGAAATGTCAGGAGATTATAGATCAAATGGTTGATTGGTTGGGGTATTATATGGGTAATAGCCCGGAATTTAGAAAATTTATAAAGAATGATATTACTTACTTAGAAGAATATTTAGCTGAAATAAGTGAGGAACATAAGTTACATAATATTAAACTCGCTGCTCGTTTAAAAAGCCAGTGGCAGCAAGAATTAGACGAAAAGAACGAAATGATTAAAAAATTAAAGGAGAAACTGGATGAGTGATAAGCCCGAAAACGGCTCTGAGAGCATTTCAGATAAGAAAGTAGACCTGACTATAGGGGGTAAGGTAGAAAGTGTCTCTATCGGCGAATTAGAGGCTAATTTTAACTACTCTATAACAGATATGTGGCAGAGTCAAAGGGATATGATGGAAGAATGGCAAAAAAAGCATGAAGAAATAAGAAAAAATGCTGTCATTTTTCATAAAAAAGCCGCAGATAGGCTTGGAGACCTACTTGAAGATGCTGGAATTGATATAGCAGAGGAAGATTTAGGTGATTATGGTGCATTTTTTGGCAATATGGCTAATTTTAGTGAGGTAGAAGAGGCTGAAGAGTTTGCAGATCTGTTATTTACCGCAATTTTAGGTGGCTATAACAAAATAAATGCTAGTGATCTGGATAAATTCATGTATCCAGACCATAAAGTTAGCTCAGATGGGTTTATTTATGTCAAAAAGAGTTGAGATATACCCAAATATTAGAATGGCTAAAATGGCTTTTGATGAAAAAATTGTAAACTCTAAAAATAACCTTAAAGGATTTGATAAAAGAAACTTAACAGTTCATACATTTGATAACAAAATGGTACATTTTTTTGGAAATATAGAATATTTACTGGGACATAGGTTTGATGAGATATACATCCATCCTAATGTAAAAGATAGAAAAACAATACTAGAAGGTACTGCTTTTATTGACTGTAAAATTGTATATAAGATATAGGTGTATTAATGTTAGAAGTTATTAAAATTATTATTTTAGCCTGTCAGGTATCTTCTGGATCAGTAGTTCCAGCAGTTGTAGATCGTCACCAGAAAGCTTGTCAGCAAGATATGATGAAGTGCGTAAGACCGGATTCTGATAAGATAGCTTCTGTTAAAAGGCTGGCTAAGTGTCTGGAGGAGCGATGATTAAAGTATTTGTTTTAGTAGTTGACAAAGGTACTAGACAGAGTGTAGACTCAGTTCATAGGTTTAGAAGTAACGCAAATAACCGTAAATTCGAGCTATTGAACGATGAAGGTGTATTAAACGTAAACATTGTAGAAAAGGAATTAGAATGACTAGAGATGATATATTTACAATAGGATTTATATTACTTATGATTGCAGCCATATTAAGCTGTAGCAACGTCCCAGTACAGCAACCTGACATCTGCTATGGATTACAAGGTGAAGCGTATGAGGACTGTATTTTGAGGCATAGACAACCAATAGAACAAGCTAGGCCGTATAGGAGATAAAATGAATATTAATGTTGTTTTTAAAGATGTAGTGGAAAACGAGCTTCTAGACGGAGAGATCATCCATGTAGAAGGCGGCATGTTTGTTATAAAGGCCGGAAATCACAGGTTTTATTATGTGGCGTGCAGTGATGTAAGATGGGTTGGAACTTACGAAGAGTATAAATTCTATGAGGATGGTAGTAATTGGGAGTAGTGTATTAAATGAATGATATTTATTATAATCCAAAAACTAATAAAATAATAGAAGTTACTGAATTATTTGATATTGAAATACTAGGGTATACTTTTACTAGAGCAAATTATAACGATAAACAGTTATATTTAGAGCGTAATGGTGAAAAATATTACTATGCAACAGGTTCATTATTCGGAATGGATTATGAAGAGTTAAAAAAGGATTATATTAAGATAGGTGTATTAAACTAATTTATGCCCAGTGTGTATTCTCAGTGCATATGGACATTTATATACGCTATAGAACCACCTACCCCCCCCCCTTGCAAGAATCATGCCAACTTTAAGGACTCAATAAAATTTGTTTAGCAAGAGAAAAGATTCTACCGTGTAAAGATTACATGGTTCCCTAAATAAAATCTATTGGATTCCCTGTCAATATCCCATGTAAATATTACAATCACTTGACAATCACGAGGATGCTCTCAGAAGCCTTTGAAGAGATGAGGCAGCACCTTACTATAGGTTTTCAAGAAGTCTCTTAGAATGAAGATATGGAAGTCTCAGGCCCATCAATAAAGATTGTTTAGTACAACGAAGAGGTGGTAGCATAATGATACTGTCAATAAAACTTTTGACACTTGTATAACTTTTTGACACCTGTCTAACTTTTTGACACTAGCGGAGTACCTAAGTAGTTGATAATGCATAGTGTAAACTGGCATGGCAGTTGCAATATAAAAGGTGCCTTAGGGCATTAACATTTTTTTCGGGAGGCATTTATGACAGGTTCAAAGACGAGATTCACTCTTCACAGCGAGTTGCACAAGTACTCAGTAGGCTCTATTTTTACAGTAGGCTCTCACAGATACGAGATTTTAGAGATTATCTATCGTGATAAATGTAAAATTACTGGTAAAGGGTATATGGGCGTAAACTGTATTTGTTTAGGTTAATTAATAATTATTTTGGAGGCATTTATTATGAAAAAAATTAAGGTACTTCATTCAGTAGTTGAAACTCACAAGACAGGTTCTAAGGTTCTACCTTGGCAATCCGTTTGTGTTTACTTTGTTGCTGATAAGAATGGTAATTTTACAAGTGAGGGGCGTTATACAGCTAAATCTCACAGCACTACTAAATCGGGAGCTATTGCGGATGCTATTGATTTTGCTTATAGGTTAGCAATTAAGAAGGCGGTACTGTAATGGAAAGGACTTTACAAGACTTCAGAAGAGATATGACAAAGCATAATAACCCTTATACGGAGGTAGCGGTAAGATTCCCGTATGCAAACCATGAAGGATTTAGGGCTTTTGAAGCGGTAAATAAGAATGGTACAAAGGTCTATTTTTGCTTTAACAGTGAAGATGTTTTTATACAGTCAATCGTTTTAGAAGTCAACGGAACGATTTATAACAGATAAACAATATTAATTTATAGGAGATAATACATCATGCTTATTTTTACTCAGATTCTAAAGCACTTTATAAACCTTAATTGTATTGAGGACTTTTATCATGATCTTTTAGACTTCAAAGACGATATAATACACTTTGAAGATCTTCTTTGTGTTATAGATGCAAACGGAGTTGATTTAACAGATAATCAAGTAGGATATTTAAAGGCTTATCTAGATAAAAAGACTTTTAATGTACCTTTTATCATGGAGACTTTTTTAAGAGTTGACCCGAATTACTACGGAATCTACTAAATATATTATGTTTATAGCCCGCTTTCGAGCGGGTTTTTTTACGTCTAGATATTAAATAAATAATGTTTAGTTGAGTTTTTGGCATAGAGATATTTTACTAGTATGTAAAAAATACTTAGTCGAAAAATCCCATGCCTAAATAGATTATGTTTAGATTTTACTATTTGGCTTTAGCTGTAAAGCTATTTAGTTTAGAGATTAAAGCTTTCCGCTCGGTGTTTTTGAAGGTCACAGTCCGAGTAGACGACTAAACAAAATTTGTTTTACTTCACGTCCCTAGTCCCAAAATCGGTTCGCACCTCAGAAGGATTTTTTAACGGTCTCTATTCTCTAATATATAGTTGTTAAATTTTCTATGCGTAAATTTTCCGTAACAAGCAATTATTTTCAATATTGTAATAATTACAGTATTTTATAGTTAAAAAAATAGCCCCTGAAAACATGAACAAAATCAGGAGCTAAATAAATTTAGTCGAGCGGTAGGCTTTACGCTCGGAGTCCAGTTGCCTACAGGAAAATTTTACCATGAAAAAATCAGATTAATCAAGTGAATTGTAAATTTTACACGTCAAGAAAAATCTGTATATCTTAACTGGAATATACGCACCAATGTAATTATTACATGGGAATATACGCAACTGTCTAAAATATCGACAGCTCAGATTCCTCTCAGAAGCCTTTGAAAGTTTTTTGAGTACTAGGTTAAGCAAAAGATTTAAAGCTCTCAGGAGCTAAATTTGAAGCTCTCAGGCCTAT